GACTTCACAAAAAAGTACGGATAGTTACCGGTGAAGGCATCTTCTTGACCGAACCAAGCGACTTCACCCTTATACTGTCTCTCAGGAGACAACCTAAATTCAGCGAGATCAGTATTGGATATTGATCTGAACTGTAGTTTAGGTACCATATGTGATTCATCAAGTTGATGGATCATGAGGTGTTCAGGGGAAGCAATTAGGTTAGGCAAAGAGTAGCCCTCAGGAATTAGATCGCCAGTCTTAAGTGTCTGGACGATCGATTCCCCGGGATACGGGTCATAGGCAATGGGACTATTTTCATCGATCAATCTCGCTTTAGAAATGCTCAAACCAATTGTTGGTTTTTGATAAGCATTAACGATTTTGTTATGAAAGTAGAGAGCCAATTGAAGCTGGAATCGGGTTAATCTCACCGGAATGTCCGTTGAGTACCGCACAAAACCCAGCCCGCCAAGCAATTTTGGGAGAAATAAATTGTAGTTTCCTCTCTTCGAAACTTGGGCGATCGAATCTTTATGATAAAACAGAAACCTGTTATGGGCGACCGTTTTGTTGTTGGAACCCTTGAGAACCTTATTGTAAAGATCCCACACGGGTAACTTCTCACCAACAACACCACTTTTTGACTGGCCTATTAAAAGACCCACGTTCAAATAAGTAGTCTCACGAAGTAGATCGGAGCCTCGAATATAGCTAAAACATTGTGAATTAATTGTAAAAACAATCGGATGAACATAATTCTTCCCGACAGATAACTTGAATCCAGCGATATCAATATACTTCAGCCAAATCTTGTAGAACACAGGATTCGATCGGAAGTAGATATCATCGCCGTTAACAAGCGCCGGTAAATCGAACACGTTTACGTGAATCGGTTTACCCGCCCTACCAAGGTTCAAATATTCATCTAACGCAAGCTTGTAACAAGCCAGATTAGCTAAGCAGAGAATGGGGAACGATAGGATCGATCCCATTAACTGTCCATTAGCTTGATCCACGGTGAAGAATTCACCGTCTGGGGTCTTGTCTAAGTGAGCAATATCTGGGTGCGACTTAAGAAACTTAGAATACCTTTTTGGGTAAACAAGCCTCTGTTCGTATAAAACCGAACGGTAGACTTCTTTATCCAATTCAGGGACATTTAAAGCATTCATGACTGCCTCAAACAATAACTTCGTCAAACGAATGTCAAGTTTATCGGTAGCAGCTTTATAATCACCTGAAACATGGTCAGTAAAATCTAATTTCACGCCGTATTTCTCCTCGATTGACGACTCCAAAGCCCACACGCGACGGAAGTCGGTTGGATCTAGGGGCCTAGTTGTTAAAACTAGGGAAGGAAAGCGGTTGATATAAGATTTCATTGATTTCTGTAAAGACTTAGCCAAATAGGCGGGTACAGCCTCACCCTTAGTAATCACACGAACCTTTAAAGGCTCAGAAAGTGGGATCACACCGGTTTGAGGTAACGGGATCGGTTCAAAATACTTTTCGATATCAACCAAATCGTCAAAATGGCCCCGAAAGGGGGTTAACATCTCGACGACCTGCTTGTGTTCGACGTATTTAAATCGTGCCTGTTCAAGTACTTCTAATATCTTAGGAAGCTCATAATATTTATTTTTAACAATCTTTCCGAGAACATAAACTTCCTCCGACTCAACGAGGGGAAGATTCAATGTCTCGACCAGTTCCTGATACGCACCACCTTTAGCCCTTGATCTTTCGAAGCAAGAGTTATGGGAGGGTTCATAAGGTTTAGGATCGTATGAGCGGTTTGTGTTTCGAGTAATCGCCTTAACGCAAGAAGAAAAGGTGTCTGTTACGATGTCATGATGGATTAGCTTAGCACGGTAGGTGCTAGGATCCATTATGTAACGACCGTCACGAGACATCTGGACTTCCGCTAATGGGAGACCACTGTACTCATCAATCCACTCATCCCAAACTTCATGGGCAGCAGGTGTTGTCATTGCCTTGACATGCGAAACGACTTCTTCTCGCAGAAAGGATTCTGAAACGCTGGCGCAGCCACGTTTGATCCCCTGCAGAAAGCCGAATCCAAGTTCCAAGGATAAGCAACGAACTGAACCAAAGTTCCTCGTGTTAAAGACGTTCTTTAAAAACCTTTTGACCGAACCGGTCCAAATGAGATAATGCCCCGGGAAACCATCAGGTTTCGGAGGTAATGACTCATTTAACACTGATGCCAAAGGGCAAGCAGTGTGGTATTTAATGAACTTAACAAAAGAAGCTCTGGGAAATTTACACACATTCAGAAATAATTTCGATTGTTCTGAAAAAGAGAAACGGCTATGGAAGTCTGGGAACGAGTCGGTTAAGACCGAAAGTTCTGACGAAACAAACATAAGCACCTCTAACAAAAATTTGTCTTCGCAAAGATAGAAGGTATGACCGGGATCAACGTTTTTGATAAATTTGGCGATTAAAACCGCCTCTTCATCAAAACTTTGATCTTCGTTCATTAACTTCGCATTCTTTACGAGGGCCGACTGAAGGAATTCACCAACAGTCACCAAATCAATGGTCGAGAGCACTACAGATTGAGTCATCAACTTCATAGCTTTTTCAAGCAATTTAGAAATGATTCTATTCTTTGTTACCAATATTAATTTTGTTGATAACCATGTACTCTGGCCAGGAAAAGGTAAATCGGGAGTATAAGTCTCTAAAGACTTTAACTCCTGATTATACCTTCGCCTGACCCGCCCGGGAACACCCCGGGACTGTGACCTTAACAACCCATCGCACACTTCTCTCATAGAAAAGTGGTCCGAAGATGCTAGCAATGGC